TCATCCGATTTCAACCTCTCCCCCTGTAAACAGGGGACAAAGACCGGAGCAATACCATGGCTTTGTCTGGACAGGCGAGTGGTGGCTGGACCGAGAGTTCCTCTGCCCTTCGCATTCTTCACGTGGGTATACGCAACACCGTTGGTGATCTCACCACCGATGCGTTCACTCAGGTCAACCCCGTTATCGTCACCGGGAACTTATCGTCCCAGGTCAATCCCGCCATCACTGGCGTGTTGTCTGGTTCTGTAGCGTTCACCCGTCCCCCGGCTGCTGCTGGTGGTTCCAATGAGATTGGTGGCCCTTGGGCTGCTGCTCAGAATGCGACCTCTGCAGGCTTCCAAGGTGCGGGCGGCGCAACCGCTGGCGTAGTGGAACTTGGCATCTACATCAACAATGCAAACGGCAACGCGTACGAGAACCAGCCTGGAGTAGCCTCTAACAAGGGTCCCTACGTCTCTGGCATGGGCACGTACGGCAACAAGCTGTTCGAGTCGGAAGACCTCTCCGGTGGTGGTTCCCTCACCTACGCTGTTGGCGACGACCTCTACGCTTCTTGCAACGGCTTCCTCACCAACGGTGTGCAAAACGATCGTTACCGTGGAGCTTCTGCGGTGATTATCGGCATTCTCAAGATGCCGCCCGACTCCGTGCAGGACGAACTGGTTTTCGACCAGCGTATCTGAATCAACTTCAACCCTTCCAACTAGGAGACAAACTCCATGTCAGTTTCCAACGCTGTTAAGGCGAAGTTGATCAGCGATTACATCAGTACCTCTGGTGGTCGTCAGAAACTCGCCGCATCTATGACTCAGCCCCTCCGTCTTCGCCGCGACTATATGGCCGTTGGTCGTAAGACTTTCCTCGTGGAGCAGTTGCCTGACGGCGCGCTCCCGATCTACGACAAGGATCCGGACGTTACCGCGTACGTGGTAGGTGAGGAAGGAGAGAACATCCTCTCCATCACCAAGCCCCGCCGCGTTATCTTCCCCCTGTTTGAGATCGCGTCTAACCCCGAGATCCCGCTCACGCAGATCAAGGAGCGTCGATTCGATCTGATCGAGCGCGCTCAGGATCTGGCCCGTGCGCAGATTCAGGCGGCTGAGGACGAGCGTGTCTTCGCGGTTATGGACTCCATCGCTTCTGTCGGTTTCGACAGCCAGCCTGGCGGTACCAACCCCGACATCGCGGTTGTCGCTCCGCTCAACGGTTCCGTCCTCGCGGACGCGTACTCGCTGATCGAGCGTCACGACCTCCGCGTTGCTCGCGTGTTCATGAACGCCCGTGACTACGCCGACTTGCGCAAGTTCGGTCGGGACATCCTCGACATCGAGTCCCAGCGTGACCTCCTCAAGACTGGTCTTATGGCCACTCTTTGGGGCGCGCAGGTTATCGTGTCGCGTCTCGTCCCGGTCGGCACGGTCTACGTGACCTGCGAGCCTGAGAACTTTGGCCGCATCCCGGTTCGTACCGAGTTGACGGTTCTCTCTGCTGACGACCCCAAGGCTCGTACCATCGGTTTCTCGGTCTTCGAGAACCTCGGTATCGGTGCCTTCAACCCCAAGGGCCTCACCCGCCTTACGATCACCCGCTGATCGTAAACTGACTCCCTTAGTTGGGGGTTAGAAAGTGCATTGACCCCCGGATGACCTAAAAATCATCCGGGGGTCAATTGTATTATCCGCATTATCTGCATACAGTGTGACAGAGTACAGTGAGGGGGTAAAGATAAATCTAAGCAAGGAAAATCAAGATGATAGTGTCTGTTTCTGGTACCATAGGTGCTGGTAAGTCCACACTCTGTTCAAACCTGTCGGGTGCTACCTCCTACACCCTGTATTCTGAACCAGTGGCAGACAACCCGTATCTGGAGGACTTCTACAAAGACCCTTCCAGATGGGCCTGGGGTGCACAGGTATTCATGATAGTGCACAGATTCCGTAGACAGATGGAAGCACCCAGTGCCGTTCAGGGGAACGGCATGATACTGGATAGATGCTTTCACGAGGACAGGGTGTTTGCGGAAGTGAACCGGGATCTGGGCCACATCAACGACAGGGATTGGAACACTTATACCCAGTTGTTTGACTCTTTTTGTAAAGTCATAAAACCACCGGATGTGATAGTGTATCTCAGGGTCAACCCGGAGACCGCGATCAAGCGCATAAGCAAACGTGGCAGAGAGTCAGAGAAAGCCGTAGACATAGACTACATGAACAGACTGCACGAGTCTTACGAGAAGTGGGCCATTGAGATGGGTGAACAGACCAAGGTCCTCACGTTCAACTGGGACAGTTACGACGTCTCAGAATGGGGTCACATACACTCCGAACTCATGTCGGTAGTGGGCACCTAGCCAGACTCGTCGTTGTCCGTAGGTGGTGGAGAAACCATCCTATACACTATATAAAAAGTAGCGTCCTCTGATTCTGAGTACTCGTTGCAGAGCGGGCACAAAACTGCTTCTTCTATTTCCTCGTCTGCCTCGTACTCGGGCCATACGTAACCGCAGTGTAGACACCGGGTGGCTATGTATGGGACCGCCATCTTGGTTTTCAAGAAGTAATTGACGGCGGCTTTAGACTTCTTCTCACTCAGGCCACATTTCTCTGCCAGTTGAGAAGCAGAGAAGAACTTTATCCCAAGCACTCTCCTCACGTCCCAAATAGCAAGTCCAACTGTGTCCTGGGGTGGCAAATTTTATCCCTTACGATTTCAGCGTCTAGACTTTGCTAAAATGGAGAGGGCTTTTATGGCTTCAAGGTCCGCAGCGGTGGCCGTTCCAGCTTCTACCCTTTGTTCAAACCCCCTGAGTTCTTCTTCCATGACGCGCTGGTATTCCTCTTCCTCTTCGTCAGTATCCTCAGTGTAGTTGTTTACCGGTCCTTTAATTGGTACCGAAGGACTCGGAGTGGCGTCCATAAAATCGTACACACTTGGTTCTATGTCTTCTTCCACTGGGGGGACCTGAGGGACCTGAGGGACCTGAGTTACAGGCTTCCCGACCCACTCGTTCACACTGAGTCTGGGGTCACCACCCAAACTCGTTATGAAGTCGCCCCAAGTGTGGTCGTCCCAGCCACCCATGACCCTCAGCCTGACGTATGGATCCAGATCCTTCAGGGCAACCCCAAACATATGGGTAACCCCATGGGGTATCGGAGCAAGGTGATACATAGTGTGGATGGACTCCAGCACTGAAATCTGTCCTTGCAACGCGTCGACTTGAGACTGAAGCTTTGTCCTAAACTTCTCAAGGTTATCCTTGATAGTTTGTATCTCACCGGAAATCCCAGCCCTTTCACAGATTTGGTCTATTTGCTGTTCAGACTCCTTCTTGAGTCTCTGGAATTCCTTGGGTAATAAACCTAAGGTCCCCCTAGCACTTTGGATAGTCTTTATGATGTACTCTGACTCTTCCATTTGGGATCCCGGATGATTTTAGAATCTTACCCATTCAAGAGGCAGGTGGCCAACTGCTTGGACGTAGGAAAGAAACTCTGAAACCACAGCTGTCCCCGCCGCCACCACCGTCAGCATAATAAAGGTCTACCTCCTGTTCTGAAAGGGCTATAAAACCCGATGTGGGTTCTGTACCACGCATTATACCGTATAATTGTTCGGTAGGCGTTAGGGTGCTTGGAACGGTTAAAGTGTAAGAGTATCTACCAGTCGCACCCGGAACTGATGGCATGGGAGTGTTAACTGATACTAAGCTTTGTCTCACGCCAGAACTATCAAAATAAAATACTTCTATGTTCGGATTAGAAGGGACGAAGGGCACTCCGGAACCATCCACAAATAACATCGTGAAGGTGAAGGGCTGACCTATTATTGTCCTAGCCATTTTTTTCACTTCCCCGTTGTGAATTTTCCCAATCCGCCTGGGTTACCCACTTTTCCCCGTCCCAGACCTTCCCATCCTTCTTTTCGCCTATCTCATAAGAGACACTTGTGTGGGTCTCATAGTTATCCACCCTCTTGGGTGCAGAGTAGGCGATACTGGTCTTAGTGAAAGCCATCTTCATTCTCCTATTATGCTCGTTGATAACGTTCCCAACGAATTTTTCTAAATTTCAATTGGCACTTTATAAGGCAATATAAACGGGCAAAGAGGGTTAATAACCCTCGGGTTTCTAGAGGAAGCCGAAACTTCCTTTATATTATACTCGTGCTAATCCTCGCTTAAAACTCATACCCTCAAGAGGTACCTCATGGCTACGCAAGACAAGAACATTCTCGTTTACAACAGTGGCGAAATCCAGAAGCTCGGTGCAACCGACAAACTTCAAATCTACTCTGCCGACTTCGACCAGAACGTCGCTATCGCCGGGACGCTTGGCGTCACGGGTGCATCCACCCTCGCGGGCGTTTCCGCGACCAACGGCTCTTTCAGCGGCACGTTGGGCGTCACGGGCGCAGCTTCGCTCGCGTCTTCCCTCGGCGTTTCTGGCGCGACCACCCTCGCGGCCCTCAATGCACAGGCTTCCACGCTGGCGTCCCTCGCAGTCACCGACAATGCCACCGTTGGTGGTACACTTGCCGTCACGGGTGCTTCCACCTTCACGGGTGCTATCGGCGGCGTTAACGCCTCCCTGAGCGGCACGCTCGGTGTCTCGGGTGCGAGCACTCTCGCGTCTGCGGCTATCACCAATGCCGCTACGGTCGGCGGCACTCTCGGTGTCACGGGCGCAACGACGCTGGCTTCCACGTTGGGCGTGACGGGGGCCTCCACCCTCTCCTCGGCGACCATCACCAACGCTGCTACGGTCGGCGGGACGTTTGGTGTTACCGGGGCTACCACCCTGTCCTCCACGTTGTCTGCGGGTGCTTCTACCCTCGACTCCGCGACCATCACCAATGCCGCTACGGTTGGTGGAACCCTCGGTGTCACGGGTGCTTCGTCGATGTCTACGTTGTCCACCTCCGGTGCGGCTACGTTGAACTCGGCAAGCATCACCAATGCCGCTTCCGTTGGTGGAACGCTGGGCGTGACAGGTGCTTCTACCCTGTCTACGCTTTCCACCTCTGGCGCAGCTACCCTGAACTCCGCCTCTGTCACCAACAATGCTACGGTTGGTGGAACGCTGGGCGTCACGGGTGCAACGACGCTCTCCAACACGCTCGGCGTGACGGGCGCGGCTACCCTGTCTGACAACCTCGCTGTTGCCAAGGACTTCGCGGTTGCTACCAACAAGTTCACCGTTGCTTACGCGACGGGCAACACGGCGGTTGCCGGAACTCTCGGCGTGACGGGTGCCATCACCGGCTCCTCGTCCCTCACGGCACAGGCTGCTACCCTCGCGTCTGCGGCTATCGCTGGCACGCTGTCTGCGGGTACGACCACCCTCGGCAACACCACGGTCGGCACGCTCGGAGCTTCCGGTGCGGCTTCCTTGTCCTCCACCCTCGCGGTGACGGGCGCAGCCACCCTGTCCTCCACCCTCGGCGTCACTGGCGCGGCGACCTTGTCTGACACCCTCGCGGTGGCTGGCAATTTCGCAGTTGCTACCAACAAGTTCTCCGTTGACGCGCAGAACGGCAATACGGTCGTGGCTGGTACGTTTGGTGCGGGTGCTTCCACCCTCGCTTCCGCAACCGTCACGAACAACGCCTCCGTTGGCGGCACGTTCTCCGCAACCGGTGCGTCCACCCTGTCCTCTACCCTCGCGGTGACGGGCGCGGCGACGTTCTCGGACAACCTGAGCGTGGCGGGTGACGCA